ACTGGCCACTCCCCCGATCCTCAATTACGATAGCATCAGCATCATGGAGATTTGCCTTTTCGATCGTCTTCTTCCGCAAGTCATTATAACTCCAATGACCACGCGCAGCCCCCAGGAGGATTAGATGTGGTGGAGAACTATCGTACCCATCTCCGACTCTAGGCCGAAAAACTCCCCAGGCAGTAATTGTAGAATAGTCAGCAGTTTCCTTTTCACTGAAAGCAGTATCCAAACTTAAGAAGATATACTCACAATCCGGCCCATGCTTATTATCTTCCCACCTAGTCCAATAGTCTTCTTTTATAATATTGCCCCCCTCAATGACCGGGCGTTGAAGATACAAGGCCGACCATTGATAAAGAGGCATCCCGTGACGCTTCCTATGAAGTTCTTCAAGAGGCCACCCCGTAAGGATAGCATCCTCGGGGGGATTAGAAGCTACGGGCCAAAACGAAGTATTAACAGGGAGCCCGAGAAGCTTTGAACTAACTTCATCTAAAATAGCTGGAATATCGATAATTTCCCACTGATCTAGTTCCGCATTTTGTTTTGCTTCGTTAAGAATATATCCAGCAAGATCTTCATGATGCCAGCGCGTCATCAAAAGAATTACCTTAGCATGTGGCATAAGACGCGAACTAAAACCGCCAGGATACCAGCGAATAACGTGTTCGCGCGCAGCTTTCGTATAAGCATCCTGCTCATTCAGAGGATCATCAATGATCCCCAAATGCGCGCCCTTCCCCGCAATTCCACCAATAATCCCCGCTGCATTATAGATTCCTCCAGCAGTAGTTTTCCAACTATGACTGGCACGAGAATCAGCACTTATTTGAGTATCAGAAAAAACCATCTGATAATCCCGTGTTCGTATTAAGTTACGAACGTCACGCCCCCAACCCTTAGCTAGATCAGCATTATACGAAATTGACAGCACTTGGTGGCGTGGATGACGACCAAAATACCACGCAGGAAAATAAACTGAAGCCATAAAAGACTTACCTGAACGCGGTGGCATGAAAATCATAAGCCGATTAAAATCCCCCCGCTCCAAAGCCTCTAGTTTATTCGCAATGATTTCATGATGGCGGCCTTGACAAAAAGCTGGGTTCACTGCATGAATAAAAGACAACAAATCGCCCTGACTTTGAATCTGCGCACGTTTCTGCAATTCTAAGAGAAGACTGAGTTTCTCTTCAGAATTCATTCCTTCTAATAAAATCACAGTGCCTTCATTACTCCCATATCATGGGCCTCTGTCCAAATCTCAAAAACCCAAGGTTCGGCATTCCAAATACAAGGATTCAATTCTCCTGGCTTCCCTACCCAAATTGGTCCGCCAGTACAAACATCCACATCGGAAGCAATTTGTAAAGCACGCGCGGCAGAGGCCCCAGCTCTCATAGCTCCTAAAGCCACATGGCCTCCCGAGCCAAAAGCTTGTGTAGAGGGGAATCCCGCTAGAACTTTAATAAGTTTCTCCCCCGATCGGTACCATTCATAAATTTTTCCTGAATCATCTAGTTCAATCATATTACAGAATTCTTTATCCCCATAGTGACTTAGAGGCCAAATACGAGAATGATCCATTCCAAGATCAATCCAGTTAAATATCTCATGCATCAAGATACCATCACCTGACAGTGCGAACCATGAAGTTTCATTTCGATGGATTTTTAAAGCTCCCCCATACATAGCAACATTTCCATCCCCCATCCATTGAGAATCTACCGCGAGAGAAACACCATCACAAGCGACTGTTGTCATCCTTACTCTCCATCATACTTCCAGTCTTCAAAGGCCGCCTTCGATTTCGTCCAATCCCAAAAAAAATATTGGTCCATTTCACGGGAATGCAATATACTCTCAGACTTTAGCGGTGCTACATAATACTTTTTATTGAGTTGAATCAAACGATTTTGCGGGAGATGTTGATAAGTTTCCTCCCCAAAAAGTTCAATAAACTCTTCTTCCGACATCGCTCCATTAGGAAGTCTCTCCATTCCCTCCGTCCCCTTCCTTCATCACGCTAATAAGCCGTGTAATCTCAGCATCGACATCCTTACCGGAAAGACTAGCTTCAATCTCCGCTTGAATATTAACACGTTCAGTAAACATACCAAGATGCTTACCAAGCAAATTCCACGCCTTAATAGCATCCGCCCAACGCCCCTCACTCTCACAAGTTTCAGCAATTGACTTAAGACGATCCACCACCCGCTGCACGGTAAGCATATTCGCCTCTCGCATTTCCTTCTGCTTGAGTTGAATATAAGCCGCCACTTTAGGACGTTTGATAATCTTATATGCATTACAACGAGCACTCCGCTCCGAATACCCCGCATCAAGATAGGCACGCATTGTCTCGCCATGACGCAAGTAAGCGTCAGCAAAAAGCTGTTCCTTCTGAGTTAGGATCCCATTCTCATCACGATATCGCCGCACTTTATTAGCTGCGGGATCTACCTTATCTTGAGCATCTAGTCCTGGCTGAAAGCCGCTACTCGCCATCTGAATCTCCAGAATCAAACATTACATCTTTCTCCTCATCCTCGTCCTCATCGATTCGCTCCACAGTAACCTTCCATGTTCCCAAGTTAGCAACTTTCTTATCATTTTCATCCGTATCAAAAATCGGCCCCATTGTCATTGTAATAATATCCAACCCCTTCTTGCGCGCGCCCATCGCTAAATCAACAAGAAGATTCACTAAAAGTTCTGTATCATTCATCCACTATCGCCTCCTTAGTTAAGAATGCTCCCCCTTGAATAGATATTAAGGAAAGAGACAAATCGTCCTCTTTAGGAATTAATCGAAATGAAGTAGAACAATCACAACTTGAAAAGCTCGCAGCGGGAACATTTTTATGTAGCCCACACTTAGATTCGACGGTCTCCAAATTGAATTGTCGTGGGTTAAATTGCATGAACATAAAGATATTGTATCATGCACGACAAAATTTGTCAACTAAAAGCTTGACAACCTGTGCCGAATGTGTTATCATAATCATGCTCGTGTGCAAAGCGCGAGTGTCTCCTTGTCGTCCGGGGAAGAGGATTCTGCAAAGGTAGGATCCTTTTCCTTTCAAGAAGGGAGCAGCCCTGCACACGAAAGAGAGATTTTCTCAAAAAGTAGATCGCTTATTTGAAAAGCGAAACTAGGAGAAATAAATGACAACGACAATTACCGCCGCAACGCTATCTGTAACAGTTTCGGAAAGCATATCGCTCAATGGTAAAGACCAAGGGGCCGTAAACTCATTTACTGTCGCAAGTATCAATGAGATTTATAAGCATATCGTTACAGCTACCACTTCGGTAACTACATTTCTTAAGTTCGCAGCTGCTGCTTCAGCAGGAACACTTATCAGAACAGATGTATCGTATCTAAGATTAACCAATCTTGATGATACTAATTATGTTACGGTAGGCATCCAAGATGATGGTGCAGACACTGCATTTTTTAAACTTGAAAAAGGACAGAGTATAATCCTTGGTGGAACTGATGAAGGTCCAGAAGTTGAAATCCATGCATCCGCAGGATCATTTGGAGCTTGGGCCTCTGTTGATAGTTTAACTTTGACAGCAAATACTGCATCTTGCGATGTCGAGATTTTCGCAGCAATGACTTAAGGAAGTCTAAATGAAAAAGTATATGGCTATAATGAAAGTTTCTGTTCTTGTAGAAGCCGAAGATGAAGTTAGCCCCGACGAGATAGAAGAAATTCTTCACGAGGATTTCGGGAAAAACGGGTATAATAATGTAAGTTTGGTGAACTTAATGATTGTATCAAAATCGGCTGCGAAAAGCAACTCAAGCGGAACTCACGAGGGTTTAATTCACTAATAGAGCGGCGCCCGCCGCAAATGTGAGTTTGATTTCTAGAACCTTTCCCAATTCGATAAGGTCGGCCCCCCTTGGCCGGCTTTTTTTTGTGCTTTATAAGCCGCCCCCCTGCTCCCCCTTGTCTATACGTGTGCTATAGCGTGGCCTATACGTGCTTGCAAATAGCGAAGGGGAGCACACCAGGGGCGGGGTTCTACATATAGTATATAAATATATATATTTATACTATATATAGTATGATAAGAAGTGGCAGGGGGGGTCCCCCTTTTGCATTTTCCCAAGGACGTTATAGGCACGTTACAGAGTACAGTATAGGATTGGCCGAGCGG